ACTTCCAAGAGTTGCAGAAATGGTAGAAAAAGAACGTGCAAGAGAAGAACGTGAAAGAGAAATAGAAGAATATAACAGAGCAATAAAAGAACAATATCGTTCTATTGGTGGTCTAGTTTCTCTGCAAGGTGGTGGAGTACCAACGGCACCCACAACTGGAGGTGTACCTCAAGTACCACTAGGAGCACAGAAGATGGTTCCTCACCTTATGAAGATGTATCAGAGTAATCCACAATTTAAAAATAAAATAGATCGAGATGTTCAACAGATGGTTCCTCAAGTACAAGGAGTTAATCTGGGAGCAGGAGGAGCACAGACAAACTTAGGTATGGCAGGTGCTCCACCATACGTACCTGTTAGAAGTGGAGGTGGTCTTGTTTCCCTACAGGGTGGAGACTTAATTAGTGGATCAAGATCTCAGGTTGATCCAGAGATTGGAGGTTTATTAAATCCTTCAGTTGAAACTCCAGAAGAAAAAGCTCTAGCAAAACAGAGAGCAGCTATTTTAGCCAGTATTGAAGGGTTACCTTCAAGTCAAGATAGATTAGATAGGGCCGATCAAAGAAGAATGCAAGCTCTATATGCATCTTTAATTGCAGGTGGTGCAGGTATTCTAGGAGCTGATCCACAAAAAGGATATGCTGCTGCTATAGGTGAAGGTATTCAAGCTGGTCTGCCAATAGCTGCTTCTGGTATGGAAGGTTACTATGATGCTTTAGATGAAGCAGATGAAATTGGTATTCAAAGGGAAATACAAAAATATAGTTTATTAAGAGATGCAACTGAAGATCAAGCAAAGAAAGCTGCATATACTAAGGAAATTCTACTTCTTAAACAGGCATTAGGATTTGGACCTACAGAACCATACTTTGATAGATCTGACATGGATACATATTATGATGAGACTATAGCAGGTTATGATGCAAAATCTCAAAAAGCTAAATTAAATAGAGGAGCTATTCGTGAGGAAGTTGAAAGAAGATTAAGGAAGGAAGCAAGAGGATTAGATCAGGCTTGGACTGAAGGACAACTACAAGCAAAAATAACTGATATGTATAAGACTGTTATAGATGAACAAATGACATCACCTAAACCAATAGTAGTTAATCCAAATCAAACAGTTACTAGTCAAGCTGCTGCTGTAGAAGGAATGACAGTAGAAGAGGCAGAAGATGCTGCTGCTGCTGATGCTTTAATAGTTCCTGAAGGATCTACTCCTCAAATAGAAGAGCTAAATAGAAGAATAGAAGAGACACAAGCAAAATTAGCTGAGGCAGGTGATCGTAGAAAAGGGACTATAGGGTATGAATTAAATGAATTAATAGCTGAGAGAGATAAATTAATGAGTGTATCTCCAGAAGAAAGAGAAGCTGAAATAAAAGAATTAGAAGAAAATTTAGCAGAAGTAAATAAACGTTTAGAAGAATCACGAAGCTATGACAAAGGTGTAGGATCATTACGGCAAAGAAAAGAAAGAATAGAAGCTCAATTAGCAAATCTAAGATAAGGAAATAATTTATGGCTTTAACAGCTAGAACTGGAGAATTTCATAATCTTCGTAGAGAACTGGATGAGATGACTGCTGAACAAGGTGGTATATCTCCTAATCAAATACAAAGTTTTCTAGAAGAAAAAGGTGTAGATCCACTGGAATATAAAGAAGCATGGAAAGAATTTAAGGCTTCTGGTTATGAACTGGATAAACCCGGATTCTTGTTAGGTCGTATAGCTACTAGGGCCGTTGGAGATACTGCTACAGGTATAGGAAGACTATTAGCTCCAAAGTCGTTGGAAAATTGGGCTGAACAAAAGTTTGATAAAAATCTTCCAGAAGGTGTTAAGAGAACTATGTCAGAATTATTCGATCCTTATCATGGAGATGGTCTTATAGAACCTCTTGCAGCAGAACTAGCTAGTTTTGCAATTCCCTATACAGGACTTATGAAAGGTTGGAAATTTGCTAAGTCGTTTATATCTGAAAAGAATCTTTCTCGTTTAGGAATATTAAATAAACCTCAAAAGATTGTTAAATCTAAAAGAATAGCTACTCCTGCTCTTCGTAAAAAAATAAAGGAAGGCAAGTGGGCTAAACAAGAAAGATTTAAAAGAAGAGGTAGGGGATTAGTACGAGAAGGTCTAGGATTTAGTGGAGCTGTCACTGTTATTAATGGGCCTGAAGAAGATTGGCTAACAGACCTAATTGAAAAGCATCCTGAAACAATGGAAATGTTTAAAGGATTAGCTATAGATCCTAATGATCCAAAGTTAATGCAGGAGTTAAATGCTTTTCTTAACAATACTATATTAGAAGCTCCCTTTGCTTTAGGAGGTGGAGCTGCTATATACTTTGGTCCTAAGTTAGCTGATGCAGCTCGTAGAATAGGATTAAGTAAAACGATAGTAGAAAAAACCAAACTAGATAGAGTAGCTAAGATGTCTAGACAATGGTTGACATCTAAGTATGGAGTTGATGATGTTGTATTAGCTTTAGGATTACGTAGATTCTTTGCTCCTAACAAAGCTATATCTGAAGCTGATGGTATATCACAAGATTTTAAAAGAGTTGTTGAGAAAGAAAGTGCAGCAGAACGTAAGAGAGCTAGAAAAGAAAATAGAAAAGCTATTAGTAAAGAAGACTTATTACTAAGAATGAATAGAGCTTTAGGTGGAGAATCTTATTCTACTCAGGCTTATAATATACGAGCACAAAAAGCATCTATGGATACTCTTAGAGCTACAGGTTTTAATGAGACAGCCGATCTATTGCAGGGTATGAGAGGAAACCTTGATGAGTTTTCTAAATCTATTACTGGTGCAAATGGTGGTAATCCTCTTGTCATGGGAGAATTAAAAGTAACTATAGATTCTAATTTAGGATTCTATATGAATAGAGCTTATCGTGTATTTGATGATCCTTCTTTTGAAGGATGGAATGGACTTGATACAAATGTAAAATCTAATGCTATGAATTATCTAAGACAGCAAGGAATTAATGATCTAGATGCTGAATGGATATTAAAAGAAATATTAGCAAAGGGAGATAAAAAGGATTTTCAAAATGGTATTAAATTACTTGCCAATACATTTACACAGGGTAGTAAACCATTTTTAAAAAGAGGAAAAATTCCTTGGGCAATTAGAAATCTTATGCAGGAAGTTAAAGATCCTTATAAAAACTTTGCCAGAACATATGAGAAAGTATCTATAGCTAAAGCTGAAGCTGACTTTATGAAGGATATAAGAGATCATTTACTTGCTCATGATTTAGCTGTAGTAGGTAAAGAAGCACCTCACGTATCTGGAGGTCCAAAGTATATGCTTCCTGCTGATCATAAAAGACCTAAAGGTACAACTAATGAAGAATCACTTATTAACTTGCAACAGATATCTGAGGAAAGACTTAAAAAAATTCTTGGAAAATCAAATGTTCAACCAACAGCAGAAACATTAAAAACGGAAGGGCCACGAGTTGTAAATCCATTAGAAGATCTCTTTGTTAATGAGAGCTATGCTAAATTTTTAAATGAAGGTATAGAATATTTAAGTCCAACTAATGCTGCATGGCAAAAGTTTATAATGCTAAAGGTGGCTTCTCAAACAGCCAAGACTGTTCTATCTCCTGCTACTCATGGTCGTAATATTATGGGTAATGTTGTCCTCATGGTAGCTAATGGATATAAACCATATTCTCTAGGTGGAGAGAAGAATCCTTTTGGTATAGTTTGGGATCGACTTAAAGGTTATAGTACTGAGGAATTAGGAAAATATGTAGGAAGACTACAGGAACTTGGTATTATAGATAGTAGTGTTAAAGCTCAAACACTCAAGAAAAATGCTAGTGAGGCTTATAACTTTGATCCCGGTAGTCGAATGGAGGCATTAGCTAGAACTGATGTAGGTAAATTCGTTGGAAAAACATTTGAAGTATATCAGGCAGAAGATGATCTATTTAAAATGCTTCACTTTCAAAAGACTATGGATGATATGAGAAAGTGGAATCTAGGAGTAACTGATGATGTCTTGGAAGAAATGGCAGCAGCTAGGACACGAGACTTGATGCCTAACTATGCTCTAGTTCCTAAAGCAGTCAAGATGTTAAGACGTTGGCCTCTTAGTGATTTTGCTGCATGGCCTTCAGAGATGATGAGAGTTAGTAAAAATCTTTTAAAGTATACCTATGATGATGTTACAGGTAAGACTGCTCAAAAATTAAAGAGGAAAGGATTTGATATAAATGCAAAAGCTGCTGATGCTATTAGAGATCAAGGTTATAGAAGGATGGGAGGTTTAGTTGCTGCTTCTATGGCTGGAGATGTAGCTCAGAATTATTCAATGAACCTAGCTGGTTTAAGTGAAGAAGATGTTTATAATGTAAATAGACTGTCTCCAGCTTGGTCCCAAGATACAGCCAAGATATTTTTAAGTGGGCTTAATATGGATAAGAATAATCATTTCGGAGTAGACTTTGTAAATCTAGGACCAATAGATCCCTTCTCTTATTTGAAAGCTCCTGCAAGAATGTTAGTCTCTCATATAAAATCTGGAAAGACTTTAGAACGAGCTGATATAAATGCCATGCTTCTGGCAGGTTATGCAAATGTATTAGAACCATTTGTTGGACTCTCAATGGCTTCTGAAGCTATGATGAATGTTATGCAAGGTGCAGGTACAAGAGAGGGATTAGAAGAAGGAGCTAAAGATATACCCGGATTTGGTTTAAGAATGGCAAAAGAAGTTTATGATCTGTTAGAACCCGGAGCTATAAACTTGGCAAGAAGACAATGGGATTATTCTAGAAGAAAGGGACAGGCAGGAACAGAAGGAGCACAAAGTAAGTTTGGTTATACGATGCCTCATAGAGAATTTTTTGATCTTGGAAAGGGAGGAACAGGAGATAGTGGTGCTCTGCTAAGATGGATAGGTATCCGACCTCAACGGCTAGATATATCGGCTGGTATGAGAAGAAGTTTATTACCTATTATTAAAAATATAGATAATGTTTCTGCTCAATTTACTAAAGATATTTCTGATCCAATAGGATTTTCTAATAAACAAGTATTTGATATGTATAGAAAAAATGTTATGAAACAACTACACTATTACCAAGAACTTAATAATTATACAGAAATATATGATGATTTATTAAGAGGTGGTAATTTAACAGAAGATAAAAGAAATCAACTAATTGAGGAAGGTATTACAAAAGATTGGAGACAAGCTCTTCCTCCTAATTTAATTGAATATATGGATGAAACTAGACGGAATGAATTTACACCTTTTGAGATCTCTCAAACAGCACATGATATAATGAGAATTTCAGAGATACCTGTATCTATGGAAACAATTCGTAAATATAAACGATCTCTTGAAGGTAAAAAAATAACTAACAAGTAGGAGTTACCTATGCAAGACATGACTATGATCTGGAATGCCATACTCACGATGGCTATTGGTGGATTTCTGTGGTGGATACGTACCACTACAGCATCCATTACAAAGATACGTGAGGAAGGGTTGGCTAATAGGGAGCACATAGCTCTGACCTATGCAACCAAACAAGAAGTTAAAGATGACCTACACCAGATTATGGCAAGGTTCGATAGACTTGAAGATAAGATAGATGACTACATGAGGATGGATAAGTAATGGTTGATCCACTACCTATGGAAGAACCTACTCCTGTTAGGATATCAGATCAGTACCCTGCTGCTGCTGCTCTAATACGTAAGTATGAGTCAGTTAATCAGTCAGGTAACCCACACCTTACTCCTTATCCAGACTATGGTGGTAAGACATATGTAGCTGGATACGGTAGAACCATTGATAGCGATAAGAAAGATATACCGTGGACAGTTGAACAATCAGAAGCAGACTTGGATATTCAAATATCAGAAAGTTTAAAAGATATAGAGAAGCTGGAAAGACAGTTACCAGAAGGTATGTCTTTTAGTAGAGCAGAAAAAGAGGCTCTTATTCCATTCATGCAGAATGTAGGTTATACAAATCTTAAAGATACAGAAGCTATAAAGGCTTTAAGAAAAGGTGATAAAGAAAGATTTGCATTTGAACTGTTCGATGCTGAACAAGGATTTACAAAAGGTACAAATAAAG